AAATGGTTGCCGGGGATATTGGAGGTGCATATTATAAGCACTATCCGATTAGGTCGTATGAGCAATTTTACCGCAAAACCACGCAGTACATGCGGGCAATGGCCAACAACCCAGAATTTGCAGGCCATGCGCACGCTCGCAACTTCAAAACATGGCAGGAACAGGGCGATACGTTTGTAGAAAAACTATACAAAGAATGCTTACATACGCTTATTTGGCCGCCGGTTTGATCGGCCTATTGATGGTTATCAAATTTCTCAGAGATTTATTTACCGATCAACAGGAAATCGAAGATGATGATTTCCCGAAATTTATTTAAAACGCAACACAATGATAAAAGCGCTAATTGTTGAGCCAACAAGCCTTGCACCTGTTAACTATTGGAGGCTATATCGGCCGCTGCAAATCATGCGGCAAATGCACACTGGCATTAAAAACGGATTTACTTGGGAAGTAAAAGATAAGGTGCAAGAAGGCGACCTCATGGCCTACGATTGGCTTATTATGGCAAGGCCGTCTAAAGCGCCGGAAATGGAACTCATTGCAACGGCCAAAAAATGCGGGCTGAAGGTAGCAGTTGACTACGATGACGACCTGTTAAACATCCCGGCCATGCACCCGGCGTTCGGAACATTTTACGACGAAGCCCGCCAAAAGGTTATCAAATCGGCAGCCGCCGTCGCAGATGTGTTATGGTGTTCAACCGAAAGCATAGCGCAGACTTTTGGCCGCGAAGATGCATGGGTGATACCCAACGCGATACTTCCATCCGATTTGCCGACCGAGTCAGCGCCAAACAACCGAATCGCTGCATGGCGTGGACGCGAGCAGCAATACATTGACGCGACGCTCCAAATGTGGGCTTCCGGTTGGTACGACAAAATAAAGGATATTCCGGATAAATGGTTATGGATGGGCTGGATGCCGGTGCCGACCGTTACACCCAAATCCGTATTCCTAAAATACGACAATATCCTAAAGTATATGGATTTTCTCAAAGGTTCCGGCATCAATATCATGTGGAAGCCTTTGTACGATTGCAGGTTTAACGACGGCAAATCCAATATTGCATGGCTGGAGGCGACAATGGCAGGCGGGGTGTGTGTAACCAATTACGCGGGCAAACCGGGCTGGGAGTATTGTTTGCCGGATTTCGATTTTGATACCAACCTACTGAAGCGCAAATGGAAAATGAGCCGGGATGTAATTTATGATAATTACAATTTGTACAAATTGGCCGAACTGAGACTAAAATCATTATTAGAATGTCCTTAATTCACAACGCTAACTATTTTGCTCGGTATGGCTTTCACTTGGGCGAAGGCCGAAGCGCACGCAAAGCATGGGAGGCCACCGAGCTCGATTTATCTATACAAACGGGCGGCTTTAGGCGATTTACAAATTATCATTCCTTTGCCGTTGCTTTGTCCAATTACAAGCGAGGCGAACTCGGAAAAAATGTGCTGCTTAAATGCGACAAAATAAAATAATTTGCAAATAATCTAAATGCCTATTTGCAATAGGTGCGGCCGTATTTTTGTAGCAAATTTTGCGAGTGAAAATATTTGGCTGGGATATATCTTTTAAGAGGCAAACGCGCTCTTTCACAGGTCAAAACTTCGTGATGGAGCGCGCTCGCTTTTTACCCAGCACGCCAACCAGGGCAACGGATAAAAGTATTCTCGGACTTTCACCAGTCTGGAGCGCAATCCGGTATATCAGCGAAGGCGTAGCCATGTTACCGTTGGATATTTACCGCCGGACGCCGGATGGGAATATCAAGACGCCGAATCACCCGCTACAATACCTGTTAAGCGAGCGCCCGCACGCGCATTATAGTAAGTTCGACTTCCTTAGCGCGCTGATTGCAAATGCCTGCATGGGTGACGGCTTTGCCCGCATCCACTTTTCAAACGGTGTGCCGTATGCACTTGAGCACATCCCGCGCGAAATTGTCACCATTGAACTTTTGCAATCCGGATCACTTGTATATCATGTTTGGGGCAATCCGGCACCAACCGATGTAACAAGCGGGATGACAATTGTAGCCACGCTGCAATCGTATGAGGTGATCCACATCAAAGGCGTTACTTTCAACGGCATGAAAGGCGAACGCCTGACATTGACTCACAAAGACGGATTCGGAGCGGCGCTGAGCGCCCAAAATTACACAAAGACATTCTTTGAGAAGGGCGCAGCTGTATCGGGTGCGCTTGTTTATCCGAACGCGCTAACAAAAGAGCAGGCCGAACGGGCGCAAAGCAAGTTTGCCAGCGATTACGCCGGATCGGATAACGCCGGGCGGGTGATGGTGTTGGATGCCGGGGTGAAATTTGAGAAGTTTAGTTTGGGGCCACAAGAGGCTGCATTGGTTGACTTCCGAAATTTGAGCGTGGAAGATTGCAGCCGGATATTTAAGATTCCGCTGCACATGCTCTCCAGTCTTGACCGTTCGACGTACTCAAACATCGAACAGCAGGAAAATGATTTTTACACACATTGCCTTCCGACTTGGACGCAAAAAATAGAGCAGGAGTTTAACTACAAATTGTTTACCCGGATCGAACGCGAAAAAAAGCGGGCCTTTGTGCAGTTCGACTACACGTTTGTCCGGATGGGTGACAGCCAAAGCACGGCGCAACTGATTAGCAGCACTATCCAAAACGGGATAATGACCCAAAACGAATGGAGGCAGCGCCTTAACCTGCCTACTCAGCCGGATGGTAACGACAGGTACATACAACAAAATATGGCACCGGTAGCAATGCTGGCGGAGTTGCTGGAGGCAAAGGCAGAAAAGGCAGAAGCGCCGGAAATGGAAGAACCGGAAGAACCGGATACGCCGGATACGCCGGACGTAGAAGAACCGGATGACGACATCGAAGAACAACCGGCGGCAACGCCTCAAACCATTGAATTATGAGTGTAGAGCGTAGATATACCGTTTCAGATTTTGAAATCCGCACCAAAGACGACGGCAAAACCGTTGTACGGGGTTACGGCCTTAAATTTGGCGCTGAATACGATATGGGCTGGTTCACAGAAGAGATCAGCCGAGAAGCGCTAAATAACGCCGACCTATCCGACGTGCGGATATTGCTAAACCACGATCCAAACATCATTTTGGGCCGAACCAAAGCAGGCACCGCAAAGGTGATGGTGGATGATACCGGACTTTATTACGAGGCCGAACTACCCGATAGTCCAAACGGCCAAAACGTGCGCGTAGCACTTGAGCGCGGGGATATTTCGCAAAGTTCATGGGGCTTCATGCTGAAGTACGAAAAGGATGAAATGCCGGATGAATGGACGCGCAAAAACGGGAAAGATCACCGCGTAATAAAGCGCGTGTTTCAAGTATTCGATGCATCGCCGGTAACATTCCCAGCCAACCCGGACACGACGGCCGCAAAGAGATCAAAGGAAACATACGAAAAAAATCTATTCAACAAACAGGCTAAACTGGCGGAGATCGATTGCATCCTCGCCTCATACCAATAAAATTATTACCACGCTATGAAAAACAAAGTAGAGGCACAGCAGGCAGCCGCCGAAGCAGCAGCAAAAATTGCTGAATTGCGGGCGAAAGCCGAAACTGGCGTATGGGGCGATGCAGAACAATCCGCCCTCGATAACGCCAAAAAATCACTTGCAGACGCGCAATCCGCCGAAAAGCGATTTGCGGAATTTGAACAACTGGAAATGGCTACCAGCACCTACAAATCCGGACAAGACCAACGATCGGCAACCACCACAGCCAGCAACCCGATTACGGTCAATTACCTCAAACAAGAGAACCGAGGCGACAACGAAGAGAAGGCCGCCAAAATGTTCTCGATGTTCGACGCCGCGCGCCAAATCATGCGCCATGAAAGCCTATCCGGCTTTTGCGCTGAGATCGATCAGGAAGGCAAACGCGAAGCCCGCAATAACGGCATTGACAAGTACGGCACCGGCAACATCACCCTACCCGCTTGGATGGTATCCCAGAAGCGGAAGATGGAAAAGCGCGATATGCTTGCAGGCACCACCACGGCCGGCGGCTTCACCGTGCAAACTGAAATCGGCGAACTGATCCCGTTCCTTGATCCGCGTCTTTCCGTTTTGGAGATGGGCGCAACCTACCTTCCCGGCCAAACCGGAAACATTGACTTCCCGCGCAATAATGCCGCCGCGACCGTTGGCCGCAAAACCGAGGTGGCGGCCGCTGATGAAACAGACCCGACCTTTGACCGCCTGCAACTGGCACCGGTGCGGTACACGGCATTCACCGACGTATCAAAGCAAGTGATCCTGCAATCCTCGATTGCGATGGAAAACTTTGTGCGCAACCGGCTGAACGAAGCGCTGTTCCGCAAACTGGAGGAGGAGTGCTTTACCAATTCGGATAACACCGGTATCTTCAATTTGGCCAACGTGAACGACATCACCATCGGCACGAACGGCGGTAATTTGACCTGGGCGCTTACCGTTGCCTTTGAGACCGAGGTAGCGGCCGACAATGCCGACATGGACACGCTTGGATACCTGTTTACGCCACAAGTTGCGGGCAAACTCAAAACCACGAAGCGCGATGATGCTGGCAATGGCTTCATTTGGGAAGGGCCGAACAGCAACGCCTTGGTTAACGGATACCGTGCAATGGCCAACAACCTGCTGCCTAAAAACCTTACCAAAGGCGCTTACACCAGCGTGCTCCACGGCGGTGTATTCGGCAACTGGAGCGAACTGATTATTGCACAGTGGGGCGGTGTTGACCTGCTTATAAACCCTTACACGAAGGGCAAAGAAGCCACGGTTGAAATCATCATCAACGCTTGGTTTGACCACGGCGTTCGCCACGTCGAATCATTCTGCAAATGTGACGAACTGTACCCGTCGTAATGGTGACAGTTAGATTTATAAGAAGCGGCGTTCAATATGGATACGGCTACAACTTCGGCGAAGTTGCGGCCGTATCCATAGAAGCCGCGAAAAGGCTGGAAGGCCTTAAAGTTGTACTAATATTGACGGAGCCGGAGTTTAGTCCGTATGAAACGCCGGAATCCTCAACCAAAAAATATGAACGCCGTAAAAAATGACGTGGCAGATAACCGTTGAACCCGCAACCGAGCCGATCACGCTATCCGAAGCCAAAGACTGGCTAAAGGTAAGTACGTCGGTTGATGACGCGCTGATAACCGCGCTCATTAAAGCAGCGCGTATCCATACGGAGAAATATACAGGTCGTTTGCTGATTACGCAAACCGTAAAGGAATACCATGACTATTTTCCGGCAAACGGCATACTACAGCTTTACTTTCAGCCCACAAGCGTAATAAGCGTAAAATACACGGATACCGACGGCGAATTGGAAACGCTGTCCGCATCGGACTACACGGCTGACATTATTAGCCGACCTTCACGCATTGTAGTAAATCCGGGCAAAAATTGGCCAACAACCGGCGAATATCCAAACGCCGTGACGGTTGAATACGCATCCGGATTTGCAAATGCCGCCGCCGTGCCGGAAACGTTTAAAATCGGGATGAAACTGCTTTTGGCGTTTTGGTATGAGAACCGAGAGGACATACCAATATCAGGCAGCAACGATCCGCGCATCCGATCTTATCACAACGCATTATTCTGCGAAAAGGTGATTGCGTAATGGAGAACCTTAGCGGAAAAAAAACGAAGATCGGGAGCCTGGATGAGCGCATTGAAATCCAGACGGCAACGGAAGCGCCGAACGCATACGGTGAATTGGTAAAGACGTGGGCAACCGCTGAAACGTTATGGACAAAGGTAGAATACAGCACAACCGGGCAAAGCGAAATGTATAAAGAGGCAACGGTAAAAGAATACCGACCGGTTTTTTTCACCGTTCGATACACCACGGATTACGACGCTAAAGACCGGATTATTTATGAAAATGACGTTTACGACATTGAAAACATTGAACACGAAGGCCGAAAGCGATTTACTAAATTTGTAACAATGCTTCGTAAGTAATGGCACGTCCTTTACAAATTGATTTGAGGAAGTTTAACGCGGATGCGGCAAAGATGGTGCAACAACTGGAGCGCTGGAGTAAGGATTTATCAAAGGAAGCGCAAAAAATAGTAAAACCAGCAGCCGAGCTTACAGCCCGTGAAATAGCAGCACGGACACCGGTTTATAGCAAACGGCATTATCGGTATAAAGGCGGGCGAAGGGTAGCAGAATATTACCCAGGCAATCTTAGAAGGTCGGTACAGGACTTGGAATTAAAAAGAATTGCAGGTGCAGTTATCGGGCCGCGAATAGAAGGCTCAAAATCCGGTAAATTTAGCGGAAGCAGGACAGATGGATACTATTTTCGATTTGTGGACAGAGGCGCTCCTGCAATCGGCATAAAGCCCCAAAATATCAGATCACGAGGCGCAAGGGCTGCACGTCCGAGAGCATACGCAATAATTCTACGGCGACTTCAAAACAGGTTAAAGCAAATATGAGGCTAAAACTACTCAAAGAATACAAAGGCATTCCGGCCGGAGCCGTCGCGGAGTTCAACAACGCACAGGAAATGATGGAATCCGGAACGGCCGTATGGGTGCCACAGGATACGGCTTGCAAACTGCAAAATGCCGAATTATACGGCGAATGCACGCATCCGATCAATCCGGACAAGTTGAAAACAAAACAAAACTAAAGATAAAAAAAACGAAACGGGCAAAACGAAAAGCCGACACCGGCCGATTTTCAAACCTAAAAATTATTTATCATGCCCACAACTGGAACTGTTAACGGCCGCATCATTAAAATATTCGTGGACAGCACGGCCGTGACCTGCCAAACAAACAACACCATTGAGATGACGATGGAGCCGCGCGAATCCACCTGCAAAGATACCGTTGGCAATGCCGCCGCTTTTCTTGCAGGCCGTACCTCTTGGACGCTCGGAGGCGAGGCCAAACTGGCATTCGACGCCACAAAAGGATTTAGCGCGCTGTACACCGCTTGGAAAAACGGATCATCGCTGGCAGTAGCCTGGCAGTCCACCGTCGCAGGCGACAAGGGATACAGCGGCACCGGCTTCATTACGTCCTTATCCGGAGACACGCCGGATAACGAAGATTCGACGTTCTCATTTTCGATTCAGGGATCGGGCGCGCTCACCGAGTTTACCACGTCCTAAACGCAATAAACGAAACAAACAAAACACATGGCTACAATTAAGATCGGAGGTAAAGAGCGCCAAATTTGGCTGGATATGGGAATCGCATACGATTATGAGCTCACAACCGGCCGCGCGCTC